ATTTCAAGTGCCTCCATGATTGTTACCTCATCGTAATGTTCGGCAACGTGTTCTAACAACTCGTCGAACGTCATCCATACTTTCTCCTGAGATAGTTAATACTAATAGGCAGCTCGTCGAACGATCCATTGTCTACTTCATTGAGCATCCAGATACCTGACCAGCTTCCATTCGTTTGGGGGTTTAAATAATCTTCAGAATGAGTATAAAAAATGCCAGCAAACAAACCAGTGATACTATTTCCATCTGCTTTTCTTGCATAAGCTATGTCTCTATCTTGGACATGTCCCATTATACATGACATAAACTTCTTCTGTAGCATTAACTTTGCAGAAGAAACAGGACGACCCATAACGCCACTAGTGAAGTAGTGACAGTACGCTACTCCGTCAATGATGATGGGCTGTAGAAACGGAACAACTTCCCAGCTACCTAAGTGAAAGTCCTTGTACGACATAAGACCTTCTAGCTTAGAGTCTGATTCGATAGCACGTTCTATCCTGTGTTCGTGGTTGCCTAGTAGGAATACCATACGAGGTTTCCACAGCCGTCGCTTGCCTTGACGTAGACGCTTACGCTCTGCCTCTATTGGCTCTAGGAACCTAGCCATTGCTTCGTTGCCTGCCTCGATGTCGTTGACATAACGCCTTCCCTCGAACGACTTCTTACCTACGTCATAGCTACTGAGACTTGGCATGTCCCAGTGATCCCCCAGATGAATGATAACGTCAGGTTTAGTAGCCGCAGCATAGCGTCCTGCCCAGTACATGTGATCGAAGTTACTGTCAGGTTTTACTTGAGTATCAGGTATTACTAAGTGTCTAGTCATAACCACTCCTTGGGTAATGTGCTTGGTGTGTACCAATCAAACCCGTTCTTGTCTGCCCAGTCTCTCATACGATAACGAGTACCGTCTTTACGTCGTCTTGATCCCGGCATTGGTGTGTTAGGATTCTGGAATATAAACACAAGATCTTCATATTTACCTAGTGCCTTACGTACCTCTACGTACTTACGTGCCTCCTCTCTAGTTCTGAATCTGCCTTTTGCTTCGATGTAAGTCATCCATCCTTCGTTGTTGTAACAGAAGTCAGGTTCGTACATCTTAGGTATGATGTAGCTGATCCTCTCAGTAGGATGGTATGTACAACTCTTCATCTCTGCGTATAACTTCTTCTCTAGATTGCTATCAAACTTCATCAGGAATCCTATACTTGTCGTCAGCAGATCTAAGAAGGTAGAGAAGTTGAAGGCTTTCATAGAGTCGATCAGCGTCGAGTTCATTGTCCTCGTATAACTTAAGACACCGCTCATACAGTTCTCTCTCTGTTGTCCAGTCCTGTAACGCCTTCTCTGCTTTCTTTGGTCCTATACCGTGTACCCCAGCGATGTTGTCTACCCTGTCGCCCATCAAGGCTTGACGATACAGCCACTCTGTAGCAGAGCGCTCATCAACTTCCTTCATGATCTTCTTGGTGTAGTCATATATCTTTGTGGGTATCTGCAAAAAGTCTTTGTCGAGAGAACAGATAATAGATTGATGTTCTAGCTCAGTAGACTTGATAGCTATGCAGTCGTCGGCTTCCATGTTAACAGAGAGGTCCGCTTTCCATGCATCGAGCATGTACTCACGGAGTGCGTTCTTGTGTACGGGTTTGCGTACGGGACGGCTACCTTTATAGGGTTGAGAAACAGCAACCTCATTTCTGAAGTTACTGCTTCCGGTAAGGAACAGCTTGTGATTATCGTAATGCTCAGACAGATCAGAGATAAGCTCAGAGATATAGTTAGCCATAGTCTGGATTGCTATTCTCTCTGGCTCCTCGTCACAGGCAAAGCCAACACGATAGACAAGCATGTCACCGTCGATGAGTATCACACGGCTTCCTCTAGATCGAAGTCAGGTGCGTACTCTACGACGTTAGAGATAACCATACGTCGCAGTGAAGGTGAACGACCCTTCTTCTTCATGTACTCCCAGTCGTAGTAAGTAACAAGGCACTTAGCTTCTGACCCGTTAGCAACGACAACACCCATCTCAGGATCGTCGTCTTCACTAGTAGGTGTACGTCCCTTGATTAGTAACTCGCTACCGTCAGGCTTGAACGCGCGATACTTGTTCTTTGACTTACAGGTGATGTAGTAACCACGGTCGTCACCCTTGTTGTTTACGTTGACACCCATGTCTTCGAGTGCTGTTACTGCCTCGTCTGACAACAGAGCTAAGTCCACTGTGTACTTGTTAGCTAACTCATTCTTGTGGGTAAGATTAGGCCAGAACAGTTGGCATTTAATGTTGATGTTTGCTTCGCTCATAGGATCTCCTATTAATTAATCCAGATTAATTTTACAAGTAATATTATACCACACTTTTGCAGATTGTGCTAATGCGTTTCGGCCCAATTACTACCAATACGATACTCACCATCTAGTGGGCAGTTAAGGTTGAAGGTTTCGCCAGCCTGAATGATAGCCTTTACCGCAGACTTACCTACGTACTCAGCGTCTTCAGGATGACACTCTATTTGCCACTCATCGTGGACTTGTGCTACTAGCTTGAAGTCTACATGCTCAAGTAATTCATACAGGTGTATCACTGCCTGTTTCATTACGATAGCACCGGCTCCTTGCAGTAATGTATTCAACGCAGCATGAGCAGAACGAACACGTAGTCGTCTGCCATCTAGGCCGTCAAGAAACCCAGAGTCTGCTTGCGTTGTTACGTTCTCCCTCAGTCTTGCAAGAGAAGGGACGTTTCTTAAGAATGTTTCTTTTAGTCTGGCACCAAGCTGTGCACTACCACCTACAACAGATCCTATCTTTGCATTTCCAGCGCCGTACAGGAATGCATAGATGAATGTCTTAGCTTGCGCCCTAGTCTTTAGTCCAGCCGCTTGTTGATTAGCTGTGTGTATATCTCCTTCTAAGATTTCTTTCGTGTAGCCCTCGCTATCCATGTAGTGAGCCAGCATCCTAAGTTCCAAACCAGATGCGTCAGCCCCAACGAGAACACGGTCAGGAGGAACAATAAAAAGCTTGCGGCAATCGACGCCATACTCTGCATAAACAGCAGGAACTTGCGCCAGATTGGGACTAGAGTGCGCCATGCGTCCTGTAACAGCCCCGATGTGTTTGACTCTTCCATATATCCTTCCTTTGTTTTCTGCCTTGATCCACGACAGTACTTGAGAATGTCTCTTCTGCAACAGCAGATACTCCAGTACCGTCTTTGCTTCAGGTACGTGTAGGTTCTTCTTGAGAGTAGACTCATCCACCTTTGGTTTACCCGATGGTGTCTTCTCTTTCCACACCGCACCCTTCTTCTCTAGCCTCTCAGCTATCTGTTGCCTAGACCCTACGTTGAAGTGAGTGTACCTCACAGGCAATGGCTTACCTGATGTCTTGTGATACCTCTGCTCTTCAGCTATGGGTGGGAATACATTCTGCAATGCAGCCTCGATACCCAACATCTTAGTCTCTAGCTGTCGTTCTAGTTGCTTTGCATCAGAAGCATTGAACCCAAAGCCATTGTCTTCTTGATCTTTGCATATATGTGCGACAGCATGTTCAAGGTAAACACTGGTGTCAGAAAAGTCGAACATCTGTAGTTGTAAACACAGCATCTCATACAGCTTCTCAGTCACTGACACGTCACGCATACAGTACTTTATCATCTCCTCAGACAACTGAGACCAGTCATCGTGATCGCCCTTGGGTAGACGTAGTTTCTCTCCCCACGTAGCGAGACTGTGGCCTCCCTGTACATCAGGATGGAACAGCCTAGACATAACCAACGTATCAACAACACGCTCAGGATGTATCTCAATGTCCCATAGCTTTTTCAGTACAGGTCCGTCGAAGCCTATGTAGTTGTGACCACATACGTGACCACCCCTAGCTAGTTCCTCGAACAGTGACTGCCTACAGGTATGGAGACAGTGATCCTCGTTTGGCCTCTTGGTTACAACACAGTGTATTACCGATGGCTGGAGACCATCCGTTTCTATATCCAAGAACACTATATTCGTAGTAGGCAATGTCCAAGTCTTCTCTCTCTGTAAGTTCTCTACCATTGGTCTTCATCTCCATATTCTGTTCCTGAGTAACTATCCAATTCCCCATCTTCGACATCATACGACTCCTCTATGTCTGATAAATGTGCGTAGTCTAAGTTACCTTCGATGGTAACGTCGTCTTCAATTAAGAATTTACTACAAGTACCGCATAAGTCAACAAACTCTTTTGAGTCAGTGAACCTGCGCGTCATCTCGAACTCGTTAAGTAACTTGTTGCATGCAATACATCTCACTCCATCATCTCCGTCAGTCTGCCAGTGTCTTTATTATACAGTAACGAACACGCTGGTCCAGTCATACCGCTGAACCTGTTCTTCAGTACCCTGATGCTGGTTGTGTTACGTACCATCTTATCTTCTGCTTGTGCATTACGCTCTAGTCCAAGAACAATATCAGATAGCTGAGCAATTGAAGCACTGCCACGAAGCTGACCCAGACTAGTAACTGCTCCATCCTCATGCCCTTTTCCTTCTGGTCTGCGTAGGTGACTAACAACAAACATACATATCTCCATCTCCTGACAGAACATACGTAGCTTAGTCATGATCTCATCAAGTGCCTTACGTTCATCGCCATTGGCTTGATCTGATACCAGAATAGATATGTGGTCGAGGATGATGTACCTAACACCTAGTACCTTGACTTGATAGCGGAACCTAGCCAGTACATTCTCGATTTGATTAGAGCCAAACGAATCCCATAACACAACACGATCATCCAGATCCAACGCATTGAATACGTACTCTACCTCATCTGGGGAGTAATCACATCCGGGTAGGTGTATTGGTTTGTTGATCTGTAGACCCACTAGTCCACGGGCAGTACGGTTGGGTGTCTCCTCAAGAAAAGCTAGACCTATCCTCTCATTAGTTTGTGATGCGATAGAGAACACTAACTCACGCATGAAGGTTGACTTACCTAAGCCAGACCCAGAACAGATTGTCACTAGCTCAGTAGGTCTAACACCGAACGTCATGTCATCCAGTCCCTTGTATGGGTAGCGTACCTCTGCCTCAATCAGTGGCTTCTTCAATGCCTCACGCAGTGACCCTATCATCACCATACCGTCAGGGGTATACACCTTTGCAGCCCACCATCGCTTGATGAAGTCATCCTTGTCGGCGTTCATCAGGTAGTCCGATGCATCCTTATGCTCACCGTGTTGGTAGATCTTCGCCTTACCACCAAACAGATCAGCACACTCATGCGCCGCTTTCTTACCATGCTCGTCGTTGTCGTAGCAGAAGATGATGTTGTCGAACCTATCGAGGAACTCGTATGCCCTGCGACAGTCCGCCGCCGCACCCTGTGCACCATTACGAATAGAGACTACTGGGTACTTGTCGCCAAACATCTGATACGCAGACAGGGCATCCATCTCACCTTCCACTACGGTTATGTACTGACCACCGGACGGGAACAGGTACTGACCAAACAGCCCAGCCTTCTTCCAGTCCCCTTCGATCTTAAACTTCTTATCAGGTGTACGTTTTTTAACCGCAGTTAATTCACCGTCAGGAGTGTGGTATCCGAAGTGTACGTCCTCACCACATAGTGTAGTGGAGTACTTCTCCATTGTACGTGCATCGAGACCCCTGTCCTGTAAGCTCCTGTGCGTCCCTCTAAGCTCCATTACAGGAACCCTCTGCTCAGGTACACGATAGTCGTTAATGTCTCTCACAGAGCCTCCTGTGCCGTCTGGTGACGGGGTAAACGTGGCACATGCGAAACAATAGCTTGAGCCATCCTCATTGTAGGACAACGCATCACTAGACCCACAATCATTACACTTCTGGTGCAACTCAGTGAAAGCCATCAGTGCACCTCCGTACTAGTACCGAAACGAGAAAGGTAACGAGCCTCTAACTCATTGTCGTTCAACGAATCAAACTCCATTGCAAAAAGATTAAAAAGAGTGTTCATCGCCTCCATGTAATTAACACTGTACATGTGGTCATCAGTTAACTCTTCAACCATACGTTGCCTGTCTTCTGTTTTCATATCACCTCCCATAAGTAATATGTATTATTAATACTTAGTACTAATGCATAGTACTTACTGTATAGACTATATAGAAGATTGTACCACACCACGATTCTTTTTGGCGGTACTCTTCTTGTGACTTTTGACACTTGATTTGCAGCGCGTCTTATGATTTCTGACGTACCGGCGTGTATTTCTCCCCATAATAATCCTCCCTATCATCGTTGATATGCTCTAAGAAAGTACGCAATTTACCAGAACGCTTGAGTTTCTGCAACGCACTGTACTCTATTGCACGTACCGTTGTCCTACTAACACCTAGCTCATCAGCGATTTCCTGATGTGTCATGTGATAGTCAAGGTAGTTACCTCGCTTCTTCACTATCCCTCTCCTCCTTGTACTTACCGATGTCGTCCTCGTAGTACTCATCTGCATAGTCCCACTTACATCGGTCACTGTCTTGATCCCAGTACTCTTGGTACTCATCGTGCCACACTTCCCAAGTCTCACGTCCCATAGAAACCTCCCCCAATACCCAGACACATCACTTTACATGCTCGACAATAACGTCTGTCGTCTCACGCTTATAACATAATAAACAATCCATACACTTCTGTCCAGTACAGTTAGCCTCACCGTCATACGACTCCGACACGTTGTTGAATACACGGTCGAACCCACGCGGTGGAGATTCCATCACGTTATCTATCTTCGGATTACTATAAACAAGAAGCATATTACTAGGTACTAGGTGCAGATTAGGACGCACTAGATTCACACGCTTAGTCCACAACGCAAAGGTAGAGTGCTTGTTGTCCTCCGCTATCGCACATAAATTACGGAAGTGTTGCTCATTTATAAGCTCACCGTGCCCATGAAACCGCACAAATGCACCGGAGGTACGCGGCAACACGAACTCAGCATCACTCGCAAGGATGTCACTATTCCTCTGGAAGGATGGTTGGCAGTTCTTCCTATAACTAGAAAGCATACTAACACTGTAACACTTGGTACAAATCTTGCTTGCATCAGTCTTGTTAGACTCCTGCACACAGAATGGATTCGTAACTGTGTTGGTGTTGATTGCTTGTATACCCTCTAGCTTGCCTGACATCTTACTGATACTAGGCATCGGGTGCATAGACCACCTCCTCTTTGACTACACGGCATTCTTCGCCGTCTGCTATATGCCGATCACAGAAGTACTTTGCATTACTAAGAGTAGAATTCCAAGACGACCCATCATCGTCTCTCTCCTCCCACTCCCACGTCTTGCGGTTAAACTTCTGCACAATAAACCAAGTATCCATAGCCATACATTACACCTCCACATCAAAGACCGTAGTGGTCTCTTCATCTTCACGACGCTCAAGAGTCAAGACATCCTCATCCCAGTCGATAGTACAATCCAACTCACTCACAGCGTAGTCGATTGCAGCTTGCTCTGTATCCGTCTCGTCTGAACCCTTGACATACACACGTCTTTTAACAAGTACTGCTACGTCGTATGCATAGACGTGTTCTTTGAGTTTGTCGTGCATACTGTCTAGATGCACCACCACCTCATTTAACATCACTTCTAGCTCCTCGAATTCAGTACTGTGCGGGTGGTTAATCACGTCGTACTCAATCATAGATCGAAGCTTATTGATGGTGCGTCGGAACTCTACAAGGTCGTCCCTATCTGTTAATAAATCATTCATTCTGTACACCACTCCACTCGTTTAATAATATTATCACCATACTCATTTGCAGTATAGTCGTTGATTACTTCCATCGGTTCACTGTTACTAGTGACGTTGCCGTACACAAACTGGAACCATGCAACGTAGTCCTCACGCTCATCGCTCCACACACCCACGTCATCGAAGTCACACTCACCCATGTTGTCAAGAACTGTGAAGTGTTCACGAGACTTCTCAACGTCAGCGTACTCACCTTCACCACACACAGTAATGCTCTTGTCTGGGTCTTTTAACACGGCGTCAATAAAATACTGCGCCACTCTGTTCTCTGTAAAATGCATAACTACTACTCCTCATCCCATTGATTACAACACTTTTCACACATATACAGACTACATCTGCCTGTAATACCAAAGTTCAAACGGCCAGCTATAAGTATCTCCCTCGTTGCTGTATCTTCATCAGGAAATACCTCTTGCACAACGCTCGACCTGTTACTAGTGTAGCTATCCCACGCACTCCCGTCAACTATGCACGAATGCACCTCACCACAGGACATACACCTAGCAGACACCTGCTTATTGTTGAATAGATCTACTACTTCTCCCATAGTACTTCTCCATTAGCTCTTCCACGTTATCTTCCCAACACGACACACAGATACAGTCACCGTTGTCCTCTTGGTACACATCTTTCTCAGTGCGAAACCACTCATCGCACACAACACACTCAAAGATCATAGACATCAGAACATCTCCTCTCCTACTTCTAGCATCATCTCAATCTCATCGGGACTACTCCACTCATCAGGGTACGGTGACATATCCTGCGCCACACGTATTAACTCCATCATCTCAGGTGGATAGATAGGACTGAGACTACACGTCATCAGTGGCGGCTCGAAACCGAACGCACCACACCCATGCTTTAAGAACAGCTTGACCGCATCCTTGTAAGACACGTCTTCCATATCATGCAACTCGTCATGATCCCACGGTTCGCCGCAATGCCTGCAATGAATATCCATTGTCACTCCTCCTATGTATTAACACGACCATCAGGTTCAATGCATAACCACATACCACACCACTTAACTACAACGGCAGGGTCACACACCATCGGTTCAACACCACGCCTGAACGAACGGTACGACATACCTTGATTGTCCAGACTCCACTTACGCAACAAAGCCTGTTGCTGATTCTTAGTCAATGCGATCATGCATCACCTCTCGTTTATGTAATGAAGGTTATCTTCAGGACCATCGGAGTAGCGCTCACTCCACCCATTCTCCGCATCAATAACATCCAGAAGATCCATACGCAGATCAGCAAGCGTACCGAATATATCAGGGTATCTATCGAATGCTCGCGGGTTTACAGTCAACACTGACGACATTGCATCAACAGCAACACGAACAGCATCTAGCTTTTTCTGTGCGTTTTCCATCAGTCAAACCTCCCTACACGTTGATTGCCTACGCTGTCCTTGATGCCGAATATAGAATAAGAATAAGCCCACATCGTCCACCCGTTGAAGTCAACACGGGCATACGGCTCAAGCTGTGCACCTTCCGGCGCGTGATACACACCATCGTCGTCGATGTCACCTTGCCAGTGGTCAGCGAAACCACCCATCCCATACGTCTCGTTCATTTCATCGGCGACGGTAGCGATACCACCACCTTGAAACCTAGCCGCTACAACGCCACGACCGAAGAACTCAGGGACAATCCCAAGCCACTCACGATCTGCTTGCTTATCAAAGTATTGAATCATCATAATTAAAACCCTCTGAAAATTAATCTGGATTAATTAATGCCGGTAATATAAATAGAACGAATAACCAGCACACCCATTATCTCATTTAGTTATATTGGTGTCAAGCGACCTGTCCACCCCTACTGTCAAGCGTAAATGACAGGCATAAAAAAACCGCCCGAAGGCGGCTGAAGTTTGGACGTTGGTGCGGGTTTAACTGGCGTCGCGGTGCAGGTCTATCGATACCTGCGCTAGGTATTGAGCTATTTCCATTTTCGTGTGTCCGTTATCGAATGCCTTTTGCAAGAATTCAGAGAACAGATGACCGATGGGGTTAGCATCGTTTTCCGTTGGCTCGCTCGACTCAGACTCAGCCGCTACTTCTGCGTCGGTGGCTACTTCTCCATCCTTCGGGATACCTAGCGCCTCATAAGATGTTTTGACAGATGTCGCATATGAAACGGCGTTTCCTAAAACAGCGATACCATCTTCGACCGTCTTGATTCCGTGGTGCTCAGATAACTTCTTATCGAGATTCGCCGCCACCTTGATAAGGCGCATTACTTGCGAGGCTTGCACCTTTGCGGATGATTCCTCGTTACCGGCTTCAACGTATTGGTTAACGATGCTAGCGCGCAGTGGTTTTAAGTCCGCCTTAGTGATTCCCGATTTCGCCGCCTTAATAACTTCGTTGGCTACTTTCTCTAGCGTTGATAGATTGGCTTTCGCGATTGTGTCATCGCCTTTAATCATAGCTTTCGCGATTCGTGTTCCTAGAGTTTCGATATTTGACATAGTTATGATCTCCTCAGATCTATAAGTTTCGTGAATGCCGGTAGGCGTTACCTTCCCGACCCCTTGATAGTCTCAAAATATAGGGCCGCTGTCAAATATGCAGAATTAATCCAGATTAATTTCCGATATGTCGCTGAGAGCTCCTGTATTGCCCGTCACTGAACGAAGTCTTAAAGCCTTGTCATAACACCTAAAAAGTTTTTTTGTCGTTTTGCATTTGTTGGCACGATCTTTGCTAGTGGCTTGAATATAAAGATATCCTCATATCCTGATATGGACCTTCCCTGTCTCTCACACTCCCATATTATTGTATGCTTATATAAACATATAAAGATATTGTTATATTCATTTGAATGATGTAGGACGGGGGGGTCATAAATGAGCTGCATAATACCGCGTGTCCTACCTAGATACAAAAAAGAGCTAAATTAGAAGACGTTATTACTATTACTTTGCGTTATATATCAATGATTTATAACAATCCTGGGACATAAGACTAATCTGCACTGTAAAATCACAGAATCTGTGCTGTAAATACAATGTTTTTACCCTACAGGGGTTGACAAATGAGTAAAAGTATGCTATAATATATGTATATATAGAACTATAGCGAAAAGTACGATGCATTAAGACTAAGTACTAATGCATATTACCCACAAGTATAGATAACAACCAGAAAGCAAACTAGGTAGAGCCTATACAATATGGAAAACAAGAAGAATCCTGTTGGTAGACCTAAAAGAAGTTCTGTTTCTAGTAAGGCAAAAGGAAATAGGAAGTCTGTTGGACGCCCAAAGGGTGATGCAGCAATCATCAATGAGTATAAGGCAAGGATGTTAAACTCGCCTCGCTCCCGCGCCGTGATGGATGCTATATTTGATGCAGCATTAGACCCAGAACATAAGAATCAGTCAGCAGCGTGGAAGCTTGTCATGGATAGAATCCTTCCTGTTGCTGCATTTGAGAAGGATATTGTTAAAGATGGTGGTCGTAACGCCATTCAGATTAACATTAGTGGTGTTGGTGCAGTAGAAGTACCAGAACCTACAATCATAGAAGGCGAGGTTGTTGATGAGTCTTAATCATTTTAAACGCGAAGAGTTTGATTGTCAGGTTAGCGGTACTAATAACATGGAGATGGCGTTCTTAGAGAAGCTAGACGAGTTACGGGCGTACTGTGGATTTCCTTTCGTTATAACTAGTGGGTATCGACATCCAACGATGCATCCCATAGAAAAAAAGAAAGAAGTTCCGGGTACTCATGCCCAGGGGATCGCGGCAGACATAAAAATAACTAATGCCGTTGATCGCCTTAAGCTTGTAAAGGCTGCTTTGTCTTTAGGATTTACTGGTGTAGGCGTTGCAGATGACTTTATACACGTAGACACACGCGGAACAACACCCGTTATGTGGACGTACTAGTGGATTTAGACATTGAACTACTGCC